CCTCAATCGTAGGCATCACAAGGTCCTGCGTTAGAGCACACGCGATGCTTAGTGAGTCCGCGAAATCGTCGTGCGCGTGAGCCTCGTCCGGGGCCTCGGCGGAGAAGTTCGGCCCGTTGTACCGGACTTCGAGGTCGGCCATCTGCTGGATGAACCTCTTGTACGTCCTGAGCCTCCGCGTCTTCGCGTGCGCGGGCCAGCCAATCATGCGCCTCTGGAGAAGCGCCTGGAGGTGCTTCCACCTACGGCTCTGCTCGCTCGGACTGCTGGAGAGGAGGACAACCTCGGCTCGGGGGAGAAGGACCTTGAGTCGGTCTGCTACCGCGTCCCCGACACCGTTAGCGTCAATGCCAACGGCGAGCACGTCGTAGTTCGCCAGGAAGTCGATGATCTGGAAATACTGCGACTCCCAGTCGTCCCCCTGGATCTCCAGCCAGTTGAGAACGCGGTGGTCGTAGTACCCGAACTCGTCAGGCCGGTCCCAGTCTACCCAGACTACTGTTACAACAGTGCTGTCCATCTTGCGTGCCGGGTCGATCCCCACGATTACAGGTGACCTGTGCCAGACCTTGACTACCTCCTGCGAGAGGTCACCAAGATCATCGAGAGCCTGCTGTGTAGTGAACATCCCTCGCTCAAGTAGCCACTTGCAGCAGTAGGACATCTGGAACTCGTCCGAGTCCTCACCGATTCGCAGCATCTCCTTCTTGATGAACTTGGAGTAGTTGGGGACGATCTTGGCTACGTCCTTCCAGTCCCACTGGAAGTGGTTCTGCTTGGCGTTCTTCCCGCCAGTCTGACGTCGCTTGTTCATCTGGATCGCGCGGTAGAAGTTGTTCTTGGAGGTGGTCGGTGTCCCGGTCTTCACCATCGTCGCGTTGTAGTACGCACCCATCGGGCTGATGCTCTTGGCTACCACGAAGTCGTCCGCTTCCTGGCACTCGTCAATCACCATGATGTGGAAGGACTTAGACTCGATCTTCGCTCGCGGGTTAGCCGTCATCATCAGTAGTGTTGAACCGGACTTCTTCAACTTGATCCCCTTGGTTACACCAGGGGTGCGCGCTGTGATGTCGTCAATCTCCGGGTCACCGAGAACGTCGAGCGCCTGCTCGGAGGTGAGCCTGGACACGGTGCGGGAGTACAGGGTCTCTACCTGGGACTCGACCGGGGCGAACATGCCGACCCAGACTCCGTCCTTGAACTTGCCGAGGAGGTCCGGGTACATTCGTGCTAGACGCGGGAGGATGACCATGAGGGTGGACATCACGTCGGCCACGGTCTCGGACTTGCCGGACTGTCGGGCTGCTAGCGCCGTGAGTTCCTCGCCGTCATTGATGACGACGGACTCGATGATGCGGCGGGCGAAGGGCTTCTGGTACGGGTGGAGGTCGTGCCCTACGAGGACGACCATGAACTGCATGATCTTGTCGACCATCTTGGAGACGAACTCACGGGAGAGTTCATCCATCTCCTCCTCTTGGTCGTCAAGAAGATCGGCCTCTTCCAATTCCTCGGAGAAGTCGATCTCTTCAAACTGCTCGTCGTCCTCATCATGTCCCATAGTGATTCTACTGTCGCAAAGAGAAGGCCCCCCGTCTGTACAAACGAGGGGCTCGACTCAGGTGCGGCTTCTGATAGCGGTGAGGATGGTGGCTAGCGCCTCAGCGCCGAGGAGTGCCTCATCCAGTTCGAAAGGGTCTCCGCGCCTACGCCAGTTGGTGAGGGCGCGACCTGCATCGTTGATCGCCATATCGGCCCACTCTGGTAGGTCCGCCGAAGGGATCTTGGATACGCGCTTCCCCATCTTGGTCATCCTGCGGTCGAACTGGTTCTTGCGCCGGAACATCAGTAGTCCTCCATCAATTCGTCCGTGATTCCGTTCTCCAGTGTGATCCTGCCACCCATTGCGGAGAGGAGGGCATCCACCTCGCGCTTCTCATCCTTCCAGACCCCCAGCACAAATGCCATGCGGGAGAAGGGAACGCGGAGTACGACACACTCGCCGTAGCGGAAGGGGTGCTCGATCTCCTGACTGGTCTCGGTGTCGAAGAGTGGCGGGTTGTCGATGTGATAGTACAGCCTCTGCCAGTAGAGGTGTGGTCCGATGTTGTGTACCTTCGCCATTACGGGTTCCTCTTCCTCCTCTTACGACCGGTTCCACCGAGGTTACCAGGACGGTATGCACCAGCAGCGCCGCGCTTGGACGCAGCAGACTGCTTTCCGGTGACACCCTTCTTCGTGATCTGTCCGGTACGGCTCAGTCGGTAGAGCGTCTCGCGGGCAGGAGCAGTGAGGGTGGATACGTCTGCCACTCCGCGTGGGTGCGCGTCGAGGTAGGTCAGAATGAAGCGTCCCTTCGAACGGGCACGCTTGAAGTTCTGCCAGGTGCGACCGTCAACGCCATAGTAGTTGTAGTACGTCCCGTCGCGGAAGACTACGGTCAGCGTCTTTCGTGTGTTGTCGTAGCCAGCGGCTACGGTACGCGGGCGGTTCGGGTCAGTGGTCGAGGTCGGTACCTCAGAGATTGGTGCGGGAGACCCCTGCGTCGAGTTAGGCCCGGTCCAGGAGGACGGGAACATCGCGTTGTTGTTGTAGTAGTACCCGGCACTCGGCCCCTGCGGGCTATAGAACTGGCTATCGTCAGGGTGCATGAAAGAGTCGGACTCGGTGCCGAAAATCTGGATGGCGTCATAGAACTCCGCGCGGGAGGACGCGATGGGGATGGCGGAGAATGGGTTGGCAGGACCCGCAGGCCCCTGGGCCATGGCCCGACTAGCGCCGACGATCCCCTCGTCGGAGATGCCGTACTCAGCCTGCATGGTGTTCGGGTCGTTATACAGGGCGCTCTCGCGAACCGTGAACGGGTTGCTGGCACCTGTAGCGTTGAGGTTCGCCTGGATCACGTTCGGATCCGGAGGCATGATGTTCACTGCAACTCCTCACACTTGTGGTTCTCCAGGTGTGTCTCCCGGACTAGGGCAGCACAATCACGACAGCGGTACCACTTCACCTCACGGAAGCCGTTCTGTGCCGTGCTTCCCATCGGCTGGTTACCACCACCGTCGTCAGGCCCCTCGCCTGCCACCACAACTCGGTCAGGGATCGTCAACTCACGGTCGAATGGCCCCGCTGGTACGTACGCCCTATGGGGCGTTGCGTGGGCCTGTTCTGCCGGGATTCGACGGATCCTCATGCCTGGGCGAACCCTTCGTTCTCAGCGGTCTCTAGTAGTACAGTGTCCTCGCCAGCCGGTGACTCAAACACGGACTCGGGGAGGTCTACAGTGACGACCGCCTTCTTGGCCCGCTTCGGCTTCGGCTCCACGACTGTCTCAGGGAGCGCCTCCACCGGGGTGACGTTCTTGGTCCCACGGTAGGCAGAGGGAAGGTGTGGGTTGCAGTACGGGGTCTCGCGAACACCGCTGGCCTTGAAGATCCAGACGGCGTCCTTCGCGCAATTGATGCAGTGCATGTTGGTTCTCTTTCAGTAGTTCCAGCCCATAGCATGGTTGCTGAGGACGTGGTTCGTCTGGATCAACCCTACCACAGAGGCGACTTGCAATCAATGTCAGTACATGGTAGTGTTGCCTCATGGTTCCACCGAGAAGGGTGTCTCTAATGATATATGAGGGTGGGTGGGCTGAGGACGAGCCCGCCGAGAAGGACGTCAAGTCTGAGGGTGTCATGCAGCCGTGGTACGAGGAGCGGAAGGAGCAGGAACTCCGGATGTGGGCCATTGAGCGTGCAATCGCCTCTGAACCAGCGCTAGTCTTCTCCACGCCGCAGAAGACCATCTCCTCGGCGCAGAAGATCCTCGACTTCATCAAGGGGGTCAAGGAATGAACTACATCTTCCTGGATACCGAGACCACGGGTCTCCTCCACAGCGTTCACGACGTCTGGGAGATCGCCTACGCGATCAACAACGGTCCGATCCACTCCTCTTTCGTGGAGCACGACATCGAGTCCGCCGATCCCAAGGCACTGGAGATCAACGGGTACAAGGACAGGTTCAAGGGGCTCCCGCAGTTTCCGCAACTCTTCGAGATGAATCTCCAGGAGGCCGGTAAGAACGCCACACTCGTTGCTGCGAACCCCGCGTTCGACAACGGGTTCCTCGTGGCGCGCTGGGGATTCCGGCCATGGCAGTACCGCATGCTCGACATCTCCACGTACGCGATGCCGTACTTCGACTGGAAGATCCCCGAGGGTCTCGCCACGGTCGCAAAGTGCCTCGACATCTCGGCTCCGGACCACACCGCTGCGGAAGACGTAAACGTCCTCCGTCAGTGCTTCTACAAGTTGGCTCACGCGTACGAGTTTGGTGAGTGACGTGGTCCGCTGGATAGACTGGTACTGGGAAGACGCCAGCGTACATCCTGTCTACGGACAGTTGTACCGGATGCTTCCGGGTCCGAAGACGGTCTCTATGCTTCCCAAGAAGCACCCGGCTATCAAGCCGAACATCCGACGTACGCACAGGAGGAGCAAGTAAATGGACACCATCACCGTAGATA